CTATAAGCAATACTTCCAGCATGGTCAGAAGTAGAATTAGATATACTTAATGCGTATAAAGTAGCATCTGAAGCAGATACTGTTTGTATAACAGAACCTGTTGGAAGTTTGCTAGATGCTATAACACTATTTGTGTCTAACATTGTACCTGTTGTTGCAGGTATAGTTATTGTATTAGTACCTGCTTCTGCTGGTACAGTAATCGTTACGTCACCTGAAGTGCTACCTTTTAATTTAATACTGCTCATTAGTCTGCCTCCGCTATAGTGTTACCGTCTACCGCTGCCCATTCTTGTACTGTTTGATAGTCTGAATTATCTGTTGCATGTGGTACACATCTAATTTTTCCATCTGTCAATGTTGTCGTATAATTAGCTAATTCACCTGTAGTTGAGCTATTTACTTTTTTAACTGATTGTATGTTATCTTTGTCCATTGTATCTCCTATAATTCTGCTGCTGCTTCAAAGTGATAACCACCCTCACTTGCAGTTGTGCTATCTTGTGATATTACTCTAAATCTATCCGTTCCAATCATATCAGCAGTACCGCTTTTATTATTTACACCTTTATAAAATTTGTTTGAATTACCAGCTTGGTCATAAAATGTAACAGTTGGAGCTGACCTCATTGAAACTTTTAAATCACAACTTCCACCAATATTATTAGTACCACTTGATATTGTATTGTAGAACTTCATACCATTAAATGTAGTAGAAGCTGGTGCAGTTCCGTGGTCATACGATTTTTGATAATATCTTTGACACCTTAATAAGTTATCACCAAACGATTCATGTTGGAAGGGAGCTATGCTGTTAGCATCAAACTGACCTATTTCTAGTTGTACTCCTGTAACATAAAAAGTTGCTCCAGAAGTTCCAACTATAGAAACTGAACCAGCAACACCTGTATATGCAGCACTAGCCCAAGCATTAGCTGAACCTTTCCAATTTGAGCCTGAACCAATATCAAAATTAACCACAAGTCCAGTACCAGTAGTAGTCAACCAAGTACCTGATGTATCACCAGGAATTGCTACAACAATAGTTGTCCAAGTATTGGCAGACGAAACTGAATAAGTAAATGGGTAAGAACGATTAAAAGCAGAATTAAAAAGAGAGCCACTAAAAGTACCTGTTAAACTAGAATATACAAGAAAAGATAAAGTTACATATTTTGCATTTGCAGTTCCAAATCCTAAGTTTGCAATACTGCCGCCTTCAATAGGCGTGTTAAGAGCAAACGCTTCACCAGCCGCTGCTGAGTAAGCAGATGATGATGTAATTTTTTGAGCATTTTTAAAAAAAGGTGGTATAACACTTGTCTGTTGTTGTACTGTAAATTTAGAAGCAGCTCCACTAAATGTTCTCCATCTGTCAACTTGATAAGCATTATTAACTGCTGTTACACTTGCACCAGAATTTCTTTGGTCAACTGCCATATCACCATTGATGATAATAGGTTTAGCACTTCTTCTGTCTAAGACTACGGTGTTATCCGATACTGTGCCATGTAATGTTAGTGCCATCTTTCTCTCCTATGGTTTAGGGTTGTCGTCTTTAACTTTCTTAACAGCCGCAAACCAATCTCCTGTTTTATCACCTTTGTCTGCTAACATATCTTTATACAATAAATCTAGTTGTTCTGCTAATGCTGGGTACTCTGTTTCTCTTGTTCTAGCATAAGCTAACGCATCGTCTGCTGCTTTTAACTCTACTATCTTTGCTTGTATATCTGACTTAGATATTTCTGAGCTAGTCCATTCAATATCATCTATGTTTTCATTGTTTACTTTTACTTTAGCGTTTGCGTCTATTGCTAATATTGCTGATGCTATGTCGTAATGTATTTTTGTATCCATGTTATACCTCAATCTCTTGTATAGTTATAGATGCTGTGCCTAAACCACCAAAAAATCTGTTAGTACCAAGTCCATTAAACGTAGTTGTTCCTGATGCAGGACCACCTGCCCTAATTTTAAAAGTAGTTGCACTTGTTGTACCTGCCGTCATGTAATGGTCAAGGACCATTGTAGCTGGGCGACCACCACCAACACTTCTTCCACCCATTACAGCATTGAGAGTAGCGGCTGTATCATCTTGAAACAATCCAGCAGACATAACACTAGAAGCTTCACTATGACTACAATAAAAAGTAGAAAATATACGCAATTTGTTTGAAGCATTGGTTGGGGTAATTGCTAAAGTCATATACTCATCTCCATCAGTTTTCTGAGGAATAGTGTCATCAGCAGGAAAGATAGTTGTACCTGTAGCTACTGCTGTAGTTTGAGTATTGACTGTTTGTACAATTCTACCTGTAAAAGATATGTTGTTGCTTTTTGTACCATTGGCTTGTATCTCAACAATACCACTAGTATCAGAAACTATCTTTAAACCATCAGTTGTATCTGCATTTATTTTACACGTCATAATATCACCCATCTTTGTCCACTTGGGACGGTTACGGTTACACCACTAGCGATTGTTATTGGCC